AACGCTTCCAACCTGTCGTGGATACACCGTCATCCACCTTCATCAGGTTTAAGTGCCATAAACGGTCGGGCACGAGTGTCTGCACCGGACGCCCCGGGCAGACAATCTCTGCAACGATACCCTTAGAGTTGGACAATGCAATTGAAGCAGTCTCACGTCTGTCCAAAACTAACATTCTTCTTCCAACAGTTGAATCGTGGTTAGGATCGGGCGCTAAGCAGGCTGCTGCTCTCTTGACGGAGTATCATCGAGAGAAAACGCCGGCTAAGATGCCGACAGTTTTCCCCGTTGAAGTAGGTGTCCGTGGTTACAGCTTTGAACCACGGAATTATTGCCAGGATAATTTGCCTAAGCTACAGTCATTTATGTCACCCATCGTCCACGGTGCTTTTGCACCAGTGGCAAATGCTGCTGGGGAACGTAGATGCGTTGAAGGACGCATCACGTCTCTAAGCAAGAAGGATCCAACCTTCAATTCATTTGTCCACCAGTGCATGACCGAGTTTGTTGAACTCGTGTTGGATGGTCAAGTACTTAGTCCGGTCTGCCAAGACGTTGTTCTTGAGAAGCAGACAGGAGCTGCCCAGAAACTGTCACTTGCAAAGGCGGCGCTACATGGACCTTTTGTTAAGAGAGTTCTGAAATGTTTCATCAAAGCTGAGGCTTATAATGACGTTAAGGACCCCCGCAACATTTCAACATATAATGATAACGATAAGTTTCATATGTCACGGTTCATGCTTGCGTTGTCTGCGCATTTAAAACAGTTTCCGTGGTATGGTCCAGGGAAGACCCCCCTTGAATTAGCGGAACGCGTAGCATCTATTGCTTCTGGTGCTACCTTTCTAAACATTTCTGATTACCACAGAATGGATGGAACGATTACGTATCTGCTCAGGTCCCTCGACCGCATGGTTTGCATGAAGGCCTTTGCAAATCATGGCTCCTTGATGAATGATTTATTAAATAGAAACTGTGACAATGTCGGATATTTGCCACACGGAACAACATTCAATCAGGGACCAAGCCACGGTTCCGGATGTGCAGGGACAAGCACACTCCAGACTCTCCGTGCAACCTTTACGTCATACCTTGGCTATCGACGCCAGGGCCTTACCGCGCCAGCAGCCTTTGCTTCCCTTGGAGTCCACAACGGTGATGATGGTGCGGATCCTGACCTTTCCGAATCAGCACATTCTTGGGCTGCGGGACGGGTCGGACTGGTCCTGGAAGCTTATAGCATCCCACGAGGAGAACGCGGTGTCACATTTTTGGCACGCTACTATTCACCGGAGGTTTGGTATGGACGTACTGATAGTATGTGCGACATCAAACGACAACTCTCCAAGTTCCACACTACGGTTCGCCTACCTGACAATGTGCCGCCTGAGCACAAGTTGGTTGAAAAGGCGATGTCTTACGTCTCAACAGACTCCAATACACCAGTCATTGGAGAGTACTGCCGCAGAGTCTTGCAGCTGTCATCTTTTAGACCTAAGTCGCTTCTTGGCGTGGGTACTTGGTGGTCTAAGTTCGAACAGTCCGCCCAATACCCCAACAGTAATGATGGAGAATGGATGGACGTGGAGCTTAAGATACAGTTCCCGGAATTTGACTACGACTTATTCAAGCGCTGGCTGGATAAAGTTGAAAAGTCCGCGGAGCTACTTGAAGCCCCACTATGTGCTGAGCCTAGACCTCCCAGTCCTGTTAAGGTCTCTGTCGTCGTCGATAATGACACATTCTACCCACCCGGAGATTGCCTAAAGGAACCCACCCCGTCAGACGTTTGTTCTGACACCAGTTCTTCTAAGAGTTCGAGAAGAAACCGCTCTCAGCGGAACCCGAAGTCGACTGTTGCGGTCGCACGTCATGGCTAGATACCTGAATTTCTACCATGG